CCATAATCTGCTTTAGCTCATCCCTACGTGCTGAGAGTTTGGCGTACAAAGCCACTGCCTTATCTTCGTTAAAGGGAAAGCCAAAATGCTCTTGCTCTAAACAGATACGGTGGATTTCATGCTCTAAATCCATAGCGTCTTGGCTATAGTTCTTAGAGATGATCTTGTCGTACAGTTTGTTGTTCACTAACACGTCTTGGACGCAGTATTGAAGCATCTCTTTCGTGTATGTTTCCCAATCTGCCGTAACGCCATACTCGCCTTTAAAACACTTAAGGCGATAGCCCCAAGCTTCTAACGAGTGCCTACCTCTTAGCTTCGAGGGCAAGGTTTGATTGTCTGAATCAATCTCTCCTATGTTCCCCCATATCAAACGACACTGTATTAACGTGTCTGTTATTACAGCATTAGTGTGCCAAGTAGGGTAAAGCTTTTTAATCACCTCAAGGTCGTAACCCATGATGTTATGCCCTATGAGTTCTTCAGCGTTCTCTAGTAACTGTAGACCCTCTTCGATATTCCCTGCATCTGTATTGAACTTCTGTATCTTACGTGTGGTTAGGTTAGCTGCCACAATGCAGTGAATCTTAGTGACCTCATCCAACAGGCCATTGGTTTCTAAATCGAATATATAACGCATAACATCCTCTCTCTGGAGTGATTGTGGTTTAAGGTTCATGGGCTAGGATTGCCCTGCCAATTAGTTCAGGGATTTGAGGCACTACGGCATTACCGTATTGACTTAACGCGTGACATGCCAGCCTTCGGGGTATCCCATCACCGCCCGATACAATTCGGCTTCGTATCCAGGAGGCAAGCCATTCAGATAACCTATCGTTACTAAGTCTGGGCTTAACCTCCGCAGTGAAGAAGGGTATGCTTTGCCTGTGGATGAGAGGTTGTTGCAGTCTCTTCGACATGGGGTAGGCAATAACCCAGACCCTATCCCTTTGGTGAGGCGCACCAACGGCACTAGCGGGTATGCAGTGCCATTCCGCGTCATACCCGATCTCCCAGAGATCTTGTAAGACCAGGGTAAGTCCTTGAGACCGTAGGGCTGATACATTTTCAATAATCGCCCACTTCGGCTGTACATCTCGGATGAGTCTTTTAAACTCTGTCCAAAGACCTGAACGTTCTCCGTGTATCCCTGCTTGTTTGCCTGCTGTACTGATGTCTTGGCAGGGGAATCCCCCCACAATGATGTCTGGGTATATCCCATCCCTGATAAGTCGTTCATGTGTTAATTCCTTTACATCATTAAATATAGGGACATTAGGCCAGTGTTTTTCAAGCACCTTCTGAGCATTAATATCAATCTCACAGAACGCTGCGGTCTCCATGCCAGCTTTCTCAAGGCCCAGGGAAAACCCCCCAACACCTGAGAATAGGTCGAGTATTTTCATAACCATGTATTCCTAATTGAAGTCTGAAGCACCGTGTACGACTTGAGTGTCAGGGGCTAACCCTTGCACCATACGTCCTGTTGCCTCATCAAACAGCAAGTAATCTGCTGGGCCTGTACGTCCTGTATACCGACATTTAAGTACGGTAAGCAAAGACGTGTTGCGTTGAGTATCGTTTTCCTCTTGCTGATTTCGGGAGATTGCATAGACGTTATTTGATAACTGCTTAATAGAGCCTGAACCACGAAGGTCATCTGAACTAGGCACGTAGCCCTCTTCAAACGATTTACCCTGCGGTGCTTTCTTAAGGTGGCTTATCAAGCCTATGTACACACCAAGTTCTTGAGTGAGCATCTTCAGGTTGTGCATAATGCTGTCAATAGCTCTACGCTCATCCTGACTGTCTTGGCCTAAGTCACTGACTAAGATACTTAGATGGTCAATCCAAATAATCTTGCAGCCTAATCCTGTAGCAAAGTATCGAACCTTGTTGTAAAGATCAGTCTCATCAAGAGAGCCGAAAGCATCATAGACATTCAAGCGGTTGTTGCCCTTGTCATCGACAGCACCAAAGGTTTCATCGAAGCCTTTCCAGTAATCTTCTTGAGGTACAAACTCACGGACATCAGGAAGATTAAGGCGTTTGCCTATATGTATTCCTATGATGCCCTCGGCTGTATCTTCAAGGGGTTCCTCCAAGTGTATAAGGGCTTGGTTAAGGTCAGTGGTCTGCATGAAGTGGTGTTGGAATTGTTTGATAAGCGTAGTCTTTCCCATACCTGAACCCGAAGTAAAAACGTCCAGTTCTCCTATGCGGATACCGTAAGTTTTTTGGTTCATTCCCTGCATGAAGTCAGGCCATGCAAAGGAAGGTATGTCAGGACGGTCTTCAAGACGCTTGCGTAGCTGCTCACCTGACACAATCCCTGCTGGACTGTAAGGTTCTGCTCTCCACATTGCGTTGATTAGATCAGCACCTAAGCCTTTCATTACCATATCGCTGGCATCTTTATGAGGGAGTACGCCAATGTGAGCTTTCCTTGGGGGAAACAATGCTGCAACCTTTAAGGCTGCTTCCTTACCTGCCTCATCCATATCGAACATGATGTTTACACGGTCGAATGTAAGTAGCCACTCAATGTTCTGAGTGACCGCTTTGACTGCTCCTTGTGCCCCCGTGGGGATGGATACACAAGGGTAACGATTTCCTTGTGTCTGGCTACCAGAAATTGCGTCTAATTCTCCCTCGAAAATTGTCACCATTTTACCGCCACTAGACCACAACCACTGACCATACAAAGGTATGTTTTTAGTGTCACCTAAAAACTTAAAAGACTTATCAGGTAGCCTAATCTTCTGAGCGATTGTGGCACCTGACTTATCTTTATAGTTAGCAACTTGAACAGTGCTACCTTTATACTCACTAACAGTGTAGTCCCAAAACTGACACGTATCTGCGTCAATCTTGCGTTTCTTGAGGTAGGTGTGTTCACCCTTGGGTATCAAACCTGCTTGCATAGGTGCTACCTCTCGCTTAGTTGAATTAACGTCTTCTGGTATGTTTACGGCACAACTGTAACAGTGGCCCCACCCGTTACTGTAGACGTGATAAGCGTCTGAGCTAGTGCATTTCGGGCAGGGGAGCTTTCCTTGGACTAGGTACGAATCTCCTTGATCTGTGTTAACCATTCCTTCACCTCAAATACTGGGCAGCTTTTGTTAGGGTCTAGGTCGTTGTGACCAACCACGGCTGCGTTAGGGTAGATTTTGGATAACACATCGACTAGAGAGTCGAGAGTGTCCCATTGGGGTTGAGTAAAGTTTGCATCGGCATCACCGTCAGCATCCATACCGCCTACTAAACAGACTCCAATACTATTGTGATTAAAAGAAGCTACGTGCGCCCCTTGGCTGTGTAATTCACGGCCTGTTTCTATAATGCCATTGCGTCTAATTATCATGTGATAACCCGCCATAAGCCATCCTCTGCGCTTATGCCATTGGTCGATTTCCCTAAACCCAATGTCCATATCAGGTTTAGTTGCTGCACAATGGATGACAATATAGTCAGTCCTGTCTCTCATTTTCATCGGGTACTTCCTCAAGCCAATCTTCAGGTACAGTTCCCTCGCAGTATTTGAAGTTGTACTTCTCTGCCCACTGCTGGTTGGTGTATCTTTTAGATTGAACTTTGGTGTTTAGGTTTTGAAATAAGAATCTAAATTCCTTTTCGGGATACTGCGCCTGTAGCAGACGCATCTTGCGGCAGTCTTCATTTCTGAACCAACCTTTAGCCTCAATGTAAATACCATTAGGCAACTGAAAGTCTGGTATGTACTTCCTCTCGACAACGTAGGGGATACGCTCATCTTCATAAAGGAAGTCCACACCTCTTTTAGCTAGATCAAAAGCCACGTTCTTTTCAAGACCACTTCGGTATTTAAAAGTCTTCGTCTTCGTCTTCGCTGAAGTCACCTTTACTGGTTTCTTCTTTGGCAAAGGGGCTTTCGTCTTTTTCAAACTCATAACCTTCTTCCGTATCAAACGGGTTGCTGTCATTTGTGTATTCGTTTAGTTCAACTACCTGAACGCTTTTGAGGCGCAAGGACACTGAGGCTTCTTTAGTAGAGGCAAGCATATAAGGGATTGTTTCAAACGCGACCTTGCAGATTGAGCCATTACCGATACTGATTTCCTCAGTGATTGGCTTACCCTTGGCATCATAAACGGCTGGCTTCTGCGTGAAACTATCACCGTTTTTCATTTCGACACGCGCCTTGGTTTTGAACTTAAACTCAACCAAACCTGTTTCCTCTCCGTCATCATCTAAGACTGACTCAAAGGGTAAACGCTTAACCATCTTTGTCTTGAGTTTAGGATTCTTCTTTAACTCATTAGCATAGACAGCATCGACCTGCTGCGTTAAGCGTGTCGTTAAATCTTCTGCTTCGTCTATCTTTAGTTTAAGATTGATTGAGTACAAGCCTAGAGGGTTGAACTTAGTGTCTGGTGTGAAAAGCTTGACCCATTCTGCTGGGCCTTTGGGTGTGACTAATATTGTTGCTGAAGCCATGATTCTTTCCTATTGTTGGTGAAGTTGTACTAATGCGCCAACATCAATGCCTTGAGAAAGCAAAGATGTATAAAGGTGCATGGGGATGGGCAGATCAAACTCGACAAACATAATTGCCATTTCGATCTGAATTTCTTGATAACTCATAATGCTGCTCCGTGATTTCGGTTCAGTTGTGTACAACGGCACGTTAATGTTCTTTCATCATTAGTGGGACAAGTCAAGCACATTAAGAAAAGAAATACTTAGACTCTAGTACGCCTTTTAAATCCAATGTGCCACGCTTGGGTGCTGGGGCTACTTCAGGTATGCACTTAAGCATCTGCTGTCTGAAGTCCTCGACTACATCGTTCTCTTCAAAGAAG